GATACTAGAATTATTAAAATATCTAATGTTGGTATTGGATCTACAGTTCCATCTGGATTCATAACTGGTGAAATAATTGAAGCAACTGAATCTATTGTCTTTAATACAGTTGCAACTAAAGCAGTAACTGTTGGAATTTCTACAACTATTATTACTGGAATTAATACAGCAGGTATTGTAGTTGGTCAACAACTAAATGAAAAATATGTTGGTATTGGAAATACTATTCCTGTTATTGGTTCAGCATCAACAGTTACTGCTGTTTATTCTGGATATATTACTATTAATCCTGCTTCTATTAATACAGTTATTTGTAGTAGTTGTCAACTTTCATTCGGTTCAACTGAATTCTCTAATTACTCAGTTAAGTCGTATGTTCATAAAGATACATATAGTGAATACGACAGTAATGACGAAATTGAAGATCTGGCAGACAGTTTCTTAGATTTCACTCAATCTAATCCATTCGGTCAGGTATAATGTTAGGAACTTATTTTTATCACGAAATTCTAAGAAGAACTGTTATCTCTTTCGGTACAGTTTTTAATGATATCCATATTCGCCATAAGAATTCATCTGGTGGTGATATTAGTGATATGAGAGTTCCATTGGCGTATGGACCAATGCAGAAATTCTTAGCAAGAATAGAACAACAACCAGAATTAAATAGAGCAACTCAAATTACATTACCTAGAATGTCATTTGAAACAACTGATATTTCATATGATCCTACAAGAAAGGCAAGTATAACTCAAACATTTAAAGCTTCAGATGGAACTAATCTTAAGAAGGTTTATATGCCTGTTCCATATAATGTTGGGTTTGAGTTGAATATAATGGTTAAATTAAATGATGATGCATTACAGATTGTAGAGCAGATACTTCCATATTTTCAACCTTCCTTTAATTTAACTGTTGATTTAGTAGATTCAATTGGAGAGAAAAGAGATATTCCTGTAGTATTAGATAATATATCCTTTGAGGATGATTATGAAGGAGATTTTTCACAAAGAAGAGCATTAATATACACACTTAATTTTACTGCTAAAACTTATCTATTCGGTCCTATTGCAGATACTACAGATGGACTTATTAAGAAAGTTCAGGTCGATTACTATAGTAGTATTGATAGAGAGACTGCAAGAAGACAGTTAAGATATACTGGTACTCCTAAAGCACTTCAAGATTATAATGATGATAATACTACTGTATTGAAGGCAGATATAAGTAAGTCTAAGACTAGAATTGAAGTTGGTGATAGTGGTGCGTTAGTGGTTGGTGGTAGAATTATTATAGATACTGAGATAATGAAAGTTAAAGAAATCGTTGATGCCCAAACTATTGTTGTTTATCGTGGATATGATAATACGGTAAAAGCAACTCATATAACAGGCACATCAATTGATGCATTAACTGCTGCTGATGATGTTCAGGTAGAACCAGATGATGATTTTGGATTTAACGGAGTTGTTGAAGACTTTACTGATGGTGGTACTTGGAGTCCCACAAGACAAACTGATTTAACTTAAGAAAATGTCTAGTTATGATCCTATTGATAAGGCACTAAACACTCAAAGTAGTGAAATTGTCGGAGTTGGTGTAGATAAAACCAGCGTAGATTTATCCAATAAACCTGAAGAAATTCAGAAAGATTATGAGTATACTCGTGCTAATTTATATTCTTTAATTGAAAAGGGTCAAGAATCTCTTAATGGTATATTAGAACTTGCTGGTGAAAGTGCAAGTCCAAGAGCATATGAAGTTGCGGGACAAATTATTAAGTCAGTTGCTGATACTACTGATAAGTTAATAGATTTACAGAAAAAGGTAAAAGAAGTAGAAGAAGATTCTCCTAAGAAGTCTACAGGAAATGTGACTAATAATGCATTATTCGTTGGTTCTACATCAGAACTATCCAAAATGCTTAAGGATGGAATTTTGAATAATGACAAATAACGAAGATAGTGTTAAAATAGAAGATGCTAATGGAAATCTTGCATTTGAGGTCATTGATGTGATTAAAGTACCAACAAGACTTTATTCAGATGTAAGAAGAGATCCATTATCTGATTGGAGAAGTGAGATAGGTGAGGAGTAGATTATGTCTTCAGATGCAGTTTATCTCGGTAATCCGAATCTAAAAAAAGCAAATACTGCTCATGAGTTTACACAAGAGCAGATTATTGAATTTGTAAAGTGTAAGGAAGATCCAGTATATTTTGCTAAAAATTATTTAAAGATTGTTTCTTTGGATCATGGTTTAGTACCTTTCAACCTTTATGGTTTTCAAGAGAAATTAATTAAGAATTTCCACGAACAAAGATTTAATATTTGCAAGATGCCTAGACAGACTGGTAAGTCTACTACGTGTGTTGCATATTTACTACACTATGCCGTTTTTAATGATAATGTCAATATTGCAATTCTGGCGAACAAGGCATCTACTGCTAGAGATTTACTTGGCAGACTCCAACTCGCTTATGAAAATCTACCTAACTGGATGCAACAAGGTATCATTAGTTGGAATAAAGGTTCACTGGAGTTAGAAAATGGGAGTAAAATTTCGTCAAACTCTACTTCTTCATCTGCTGTCCGAGGCGGATCCTATAATGTCATCTTTCTTGACGAGTTCGCTTTCATCCCGAATCACATTGCTGACGACTTCTTTGCCTCTGTTTATCCTACTATATCGTCTGGACAAAGTACTAAAGTAATTATTGTTTCTACCCCACGGGGTATGAATCATTTTTATCGTATGTGGCATGATGCTGAAAGAGGTAAAAATGAATATGTACCAACAGACGTTCACTGGAGTGAAGTACCTGGTAGGGATGATGAATGGAAAGAACAAACTATTGCAAACACATCAGAACAACAGTTTAAAGTTGAGTTTGAGTGTGAATTTTTAGGATCTGTTAATACTCTTATTAGTGCAGCAAAATTAAGAAACTTAGTATATGAAGATCCAAAAACTAGAAATGCTGGATTAGATATTTACGAAGAACCAAAAGAAGATCATAATTATATTATTACAGTTGACGTTGCCAGAGGATTGGGTAATGACTATTCTGCCTTTATTGTTTTTGATATTACAGAGTTTCCATACAAAACAGTAGCAAAATATAGAAATAATGAAATAAAACCAATGTTATTTCCAAATATTATTTGTGATGTTGCTAAGGGGTATAATGAATCATACTTACTAATAGAGGTAAATGATATAGGAGACCAGGTTGCAAGTATAATTCAATATGATCTTGAATATGAAAATGTTCTTATGTGTTCAATGAGAGGACGTAATGGACAAATAGTTGGATCTGGATTTAGTGGTAAGAAATCTCAATTAGGAGTTAGAACTACAGCAGCAGTTAAGAAATTGGGTTGTTCTAATCTTAAAACTTTATTAGAAGATGATAAGATACTTACACAGGATTATGATATTATTTCAGAATTAACAACATTTTCACAGAAGGCTAATTCATTTGAGGCAGAAGAAGGATGTAATGATGACTTAGCAATGTGTCTTGTTATATTTGCTTGGTTGGTTGCACAGGACTATTTCAAGGAAATGACTGATAATGATGTTCGTAAAAGAATATATGAAGAACAAAAGAATCAGATAGAACAAGATATGGCACCATTTGGTTTTATTTCAGATGGATTAGATGAAATGACCTTTACTGATGATGAAGGAGATACTTGGAGTAAAAATAATCCAGTAGAGAGTACAGAGTGGAATGTGGATGAATATGGAGATCGATCTTATATGTGGGATTACATGTAGGATATCACTCTACATGCATGTAGAGTACATGAAAAAGGATATTTTAATAAATAATTTCAGAATAATCTGAGATTCGGAGAGGAAAAAGATGCCACTAAATTTAGCATCTCCTGGGATTGTAGTTAGGGAAGTTGACCTAACAGTTGGTAGAGTAGACACAGCATCTGAGAAAGTAGGTGCGATTGTCGGTCCTTTTGCTAAAGGTGCTGTCAATGTTCCAATCCTAGTTGAGAACGAACAAGATTTGCTTAATAACTTTGGTGAGCCATCTCCAACAGATAAGCATTATGAGTATTGGTTAACTGCATCATCTTATTTGTCCTATGGTGGACCATTAAGAATTGTTAGAGCAGATGATAGTGATCTTAAAAATGCTAATAATGCTGGATCAAGCATTAAGATAAAAAGTTTAGACGATTATAATGATCTTGGTTATGATACTAATACGATTACTGGAGTAACTGTTGTTGCTAGAAACCCAGGATCTTGGGCAAACAATCTTAAGGTTGCAACAATTGACGCAAAGGCAGACCAAATTTTATCATTTGGAACACTTCCAACAAATATTGCTGTTGGTTATGGAGTAACACAGAATGTTCCTGCTGACACAGTTCTTGCTGGTGCAGGTACAACTACTAAGTTAGATGGTCACTTTAAGGGAATTGTAACTGGTGTTGATGCTACTGCTAAAACAGTTGAGGTTAAGTTCCTTAATCACGTAACTGCTGCTGGAGTTTCAACTGTAGTTGATTATCAACCAAATGGAATTTATAAGTTTGCTGCAGGTTCAGTTGCTATTCACACTAGTGGACAGTCCTCGTCATATACTACAGGAACTGCAACAAATAATGAGGATTGGTTTGATCAACAAACAATTACATTAACTGATTCAACA